GTACAGCAGTAAACTTTGGTGCAACAGGTTCAGCTTCTTGGGTAACAACAGTTAAGACAGGAGATTTTACAGCAGTAGCTGGCGAAGGATATTTTGTAAATACAACAAGTGGTGAAATAGATGTAACGCTACCAGCAGGAACAGCAGGAGCTGTTGTTGCAGTTAAGGATTATGCAAATACTTGGGATACAAATAATTGTATATTAATTTCTAATGGTTCAGAAAAAATAGGTGGTTCAACTAACAATGCAACTTTATCAACGGAAGGTTTAGCAATAACATTAGTTTATATAGATTCAACACAAGGTTGGTTAGTAACAGATGATGGTTTACAATCAGTTGCAGTTACCAATCCATATTTAGTTGCAACAGGTGGTACAATAACAACATCTGGCAATTGTAAAATTCATACTTTTACAGGACCAGGAACTTTTGAAGTTACACAAACTGCAAGTAGTACACCAGATAATGTAGTAGATTATTTAGTAATCGCTGGTGGTGGAGGTGGTACAATATCTTGTAATGTTGGTGGCGGTGGTGGAGCAGGAGGATTTAGATTTTTTGCACCAACACCTTCAATTCCTGGTGCGCCAGGTGCACCTTTAAATGGACCCGCTGGTTTACCAGTTTCAATTCAAAGTTATCCAATTACAGTTGGAGGTGGAGGAGCTTCTTCTCCAACAGGAAGTCCTTCACGTAGTGGAACTGTTTCAACTTTTTCAAGTATAACATCTGCAGGTGGTGGTGGAGGAGGAGGAAATGCTTCACCTGCTCCAAATATAGTGGGAGAATCAGGAGGATCTGGAGGTGGTGGTGGAAGTTTAGGACCAACTGCTGCATATTATGCAGGAGGAACAGGAAATACTCCGCCAGTAAGTCCTTCTCAAGGAAATCCAGGTGGTCAAGGAAGACATAGATCGGGAGTAGCTGAAGGTGCTGGTGGAGGTGGTGGAGCAATTTCTGCGGGATTAAATGGAGATGTACCTAGTCCACCAGCAGCAGGTGGTATTGGAGGTACGGGTGCTGGATTGCCCGCAACAGTTTTTGGATCTAATGGTGTACCTTGTGGATCTTATAGATATTACGCTGGTGGAGGCGGAGGTGGTGGAAATAATCAAGGTGTTGCAGGTCTTGGTGGTGGTGGAAATGGAAGTAATGGAGGACAAGGAAATCCTGGAGTAGCCGGTACAGTTAACACAGGTGGTGGAGGCGGTGGTGCTTTTAAAGGGTGTGGAACTGGTGCTGCTGGTGGTTCGGGAATAGTAGTAATAAGATATAAATTTCAGTAGTTGAATGATAATTAAAATTAATATATAAGGAGAAACATTATGGCACATTTTGCAAAACTAGGATCAAACTCAAAAGTTATTCAAGTACTTACTTTGAATAATAGTGATATGTTAAACGCTGATGGCGTTGAAGATGAAACAGTAGGACAACAATATTTAGAGACACATAATAATTGGCCTGCACAAATGTGGATTCAAACATCTTACAATACATCTGGTGGTAAACATTCATCAGGTGATAACTCTAAAGCATTTAGAGGAAACTACGCAGGTATAGGTTATATTTGGGACGAAGATAATAATATCTTTTTGTCTAAAAAACCTCACGCTTCTTGGGTAAAACATATTGAATCAGCTTCTTGGAAATCACCTATCGGTGATGCTCCAGCATTAACAGAAGAACAGACTTCACAAAATACAGCTGATACTCATTCTTGGAGTTATGTTTGGAATGAAGCAAATACAACTTGGGACTTGACAGACAGCAAAGCATAAATTAAAAATGGTGGTGGTATGCAAAAGAAAGTCTTAACAGAACAATCATTATATTACGGTGATGTCAATATGCCTAAAGATTGGGACATCGACCGAGATAAATTATCAGGTGACATTTTACAATCAGTAATTCAAAACAAAAATTTTCCGTTCTCACGAACTTGGGATATGTTAAATACATATATGAGAGATCACGTTGGTCTTGAGTATGGTGTTAATTTAATTAACAAAGAAACGTGGGGAAATATCTATAAACCTGCGGAAACAACAATTCCTTTATTAAATATTGATCCAGTAGATTTACGAAACTCTCCAGACTTTACATTATTATATGGTGTAAAAGTAAAAGATTGTTTTGTTCGAATACACTTTGAAGACAACAGACGTAAAGGAAGAAGTTGGGATATAGAACTTAAAAATAATATGTTCATAATGTTTCCATCTACTAATATGTATTACCTAACTAACAATCAAAAAGATTCATTAAACTTTATACAAACAATAACTTATGAATATATCTAATTACTACTGGCATTTTCCTGCAGCACTTACACCAAAGTTTTGTGATGATGTAATAGCTTATGCTAATCAACAAAAAGAAGTTATGGCTAGAACAGGTGGCTATGAGGATAAAAAATTAGACAAAGACCAAGTTAAAAATATGCAAAGAAAAAGAAAGTCAGATTTAGTTTGGCTTAATGATACTTGGATCTATAAAGAATTACATCCTTATGTTCATATGGCTAATAGAAATGCTGGTTGGAACTTTGATTGGGAAAGATCAGAATCGTGTCAGTTTACAAAATATAAACACAACCAATACTATGATTGGCATTGTGATAGTTGGGATAAAGCTTATGACAGAAAAGATCCTAAAAATCCAGAACACGGCAGAATTCGAAAACTATCTATGACTTGTCAATTAACAGATGGTTCAGAATACACAGGTGGTGAGTTAGAATTTGATTTTAGAAACTACGATCCACATATGAGAGATGAAAGTCAACACTTAAGAAGAGCAAAAGAGATTTTACCTAAAGGATCTATTATTGTGTTTCCTTCTTTTGTATGGCACAGAGTTAAACCCGTAACCGCTGGCACAAGATATAGTCTTGTTGTTTGGCATTTAGGAAAACCATTTAAATAATATGTATATAAATAATTACTTTAACACGACTATTTGGTCTGAACAAAAACCAGAGTTTATTAAATCATTAACAAAAGCAACTAATAAATATATTAAAGCTGCTAAAACTTTTCCAGAAGCTAAAAAACATATAAAAGAAAATGGTGATTTTGGAAGAAGTTATCATTCAACACCACTAACAGCTGATAATGACTTTTTAGATTTTAGAAATTACATTGGTCAAAAGTCTTGGGAATATTTAGATCATCAAGGTTTTGATATGCAACAGTACACAACTATGTTTAGTGAGATGTGGGTACAAGAGTTTGCAAAAAAAGGTGGTGGTCATCATTCAGCACACGTGCATTGGAATCAACACGTATCAGGTTTTTACTTTTTAAAATGTAGTGACAAAACATCTAAACCAGTATTTCACGAACCGAGAACAGGAGCACGAGCTACAAAATTAAAACTAAAAGATCAAAAAGGTGTGTGGGGTGGTACCGAATTAATTAACTTTAAACCTACACCTGGAACTTTAATTATTTTTCCAGGATTTTTAGAACACGAGTTTTCTGTAGACTTTGGCATTGAACCTTTTAGATTTATACATTGGAATATACAAGCAGTGCCAAAAGAAATGGCTAAAGATGTTTAAGAAAAAAAAGTATACAGTTATTCGTCAAGCAATATCAAAAGACCTAGCTAGCTTTGTTGCAAATTATTTTATGATGCAAAAACAAGTTTATGATACTTGTAGAAACGCTCGTTACATTTCACCTTTTGAAAATATTATAGGTCATTACGAAGGTAAAGATGAACAGATACCAGAAACCTATAGTCAGTATTCTAATATTGCTATGGAAACTTTAATGTTAAAATGCCAACCAGAAATGGAAAAAGTAACAGGATTAAAATTATATCCAGCTTATACTTATGCAAGAATATATAAAAAAGGTGATGAGTTAAAAAGACACAAAGATAGATTTAGTTGTGAAATATCTACGACTATGAATCTTGCTGGTGATGATTGGCCAATCTATTTAGAGCCATCTGGAGAGACAGGTAAAAAAGGAATTAAAGTAGATCTTAAACAAGGTGATATGCTAGTCTATTCTGGTTGTGAAGTGGAGCATTGGAGAAATAAGTTTAAAGGTAAGGAATGTGTACAAGTATTTCTTCATTATAATAACCGTAAAACACCAGGATCAAAAGATAATATGTTTGACAAGCGACCTCATTTAGGACTTCCAAGTTGGTTTAAAAAGTAATATAATCTTTAAATGGGGGCTGTACTCCACCATACCTACAGCCTCCTTTTAAGGATTATTTATGAGTTTAGGATTTGACGCAATATCAGCATTACCGTTTTCTACATCAGGACCTGATAATAATGTAACTGTAAATGCAATTAAAAACCAATTAACTATTTCAATTGGTAGTGTAGGTATTATAGCAGATGCTATTACGGAAGATGCAGATCCTAATCGATTAACTTTAGGTCTTGGTACTTTAAGCATTACAGGAGATTCTAATTTTACTGTTACAGGAAATGCTACATCTCTAGGTTTAGGCTCATTTACAGTAACGGCAGACG